TAGCTGCAAGAGCAGTAGTAAGATAACTTGTCATTCTAGTTATTCACCCCCTTTCCTTTCTCCTAAGTCATTATCCCTTTAGAGCTTCTTTTAAGAATCTGTCTCTATTAGCTTCCCAAACTTTAGGGTCTGTAATTTTGTTTATGTCTGCTACAGTAACCCCAGTGTTAAGTTTATCGTTCTGAGGAGAAATCCCAGTACCAATTTTTTCTTTCGGCTTAGTAGCTTCTTTTAATTTAGCAAGTTCTTTATCACGAATAGAGACATATTCTCTATGAGCATTTTCGGCACTTTCCATGATTTCCTCAATAGTGCTACCAGAAACAAGTGCTGGAATTATCTCATCTCCATACTTACCTAGTACTTCTTTCTTAACCAATTCCAACTGAAGAGTACTAATTTTTGTATTTGCTTCTTCAACTAGAGCGGTCATTTGCTCTTGTAATCTAGTATTAGACTCTTCTAATTGCTGCAACTTTAAAGTTGCTTGTTCTTCGGCACTAAGTTTAGAAGTCTCGTAATCTCTTAACTTCTCTTCAGCAGTTTTACGAGCTTCTTCAGCAGTTTTGGCATCTTCTTTATACTTTTCGAAGGATTTATATAGTTTATCCTTCTCTTCTTTACGAATTTTTTCTCTAACCTCATCTTCGTAAGCTTTTTTCCAAGCCTCAACGTCAGAAGATTTATCGTCTTTCTTTGCTTCTTTCTTTACTTCCGGTTTTTTGTCTCCCGCTTCTCCAGAAGCATTACCTTCTACCACTTCATCTTCTTCTTCGGTTTTCTGCGGCTCAAGTTCCTTGTCTAGTTCTTCAGGCATTTCTAACTCCTTCCTATTATTCTAGGTCATCATTAGGGTCATCCGTTTTTGAAGTCGGACTTTCCCAATCTCTCTGTACCACTTTTTTAGCCCATGCATCAGCATTAGCGGAATCATCCATATTAGTAGGTCTTAATTCGCTAACAGCACGGTTAAACACACCCGCCTGTGAAGTATTTTTCGCAGGTTTTTCAGGTTTGAAACTTCCTCTAGCCATTTCACCCCCTTACTTTAAGTGTCGTTATACTACATATCGGTCTATTAAAGCTTTAACATTAATTTCTGCCAGCAGGCAAAAAAGGGGAAGGCTAAATCTTTTATTAGACTTAGCCTTCTATCCTTTTAGTTTCATTAAGATTTCTTAACTACATTATCATCAGTTACTTGTTGCCCATGTACAGAAGGGTTTTTATTAACCGCTTTTCTAGCTTTTTTCTGTTTTGGTGTATTTCCTTCATCTACCTCATATACATCAGGTTCTTTTGTAGGTGGTGACACCATTTGTTCCACCATAGCTGGGTCCATATACTTTTGTGCTAATTCCATATCTAATTTTTTCTCTTCTTCTTTTTCATCTTGTATTTCTTTAACTTTAGCAGGAATATTACGCACACCCAATCTCTCCATAGCACCTTTTTTGGATTCAACTCCAAGATTAATCTCAGAAGTTATATCCGCAAGGTCTATACTTCTATCTCTAGGTAGCAATGCTCCGTGGTCTATTTCATGTTCATACAATTCAGGAGATTCAAGACTACTTGAAATAGCACCTGTGTATAAGCCAATATCTATGATAAGCTCATTTACCTTTTTAATTCCTTCATCAAAATAGAATCTTACATCGTCTGCAAGTTCTATAATAGGCTCAAAATCAATAGCTAAAGCTGCCGCAGCAGTGTTGCTAATCTTTCTTTCTCCACCAAGAGATTGTTCTGGAATACTTGCAAGCTCATGCATCCAGGTTTTTACATCTTTCAAGAAATCTCTAGCAGCCGGAATGTTTCCTTGACTAGAAAGATTTTCTACTCTAGCATTAGCAGGTAATCCTGACCAAATCTTATTAGCTCCCTTTTCAAGTTGTCTTGCTTTAGCTCCGAAGATTAAAGTAATAGGAGCAGCATGGTAATCCAATATATCTGAAATATCAGAAGTTTTCTCGTTAAAAAGCTTATTTCCTTCCATAACATCTTCTATAAGACCGGCACCAAAATAACTGCCAGCTTTAGGTTGATGTATTCCATGAACAATAAGCACTTTTCCTAATGGATTATCAATTGACCTATCTTCTATAACCTGATTTTTTTCATCAAGTTCTTGAATATATATTTTCTCCTTAGTGTGAATCTCTCTATAGATTCTATTTTCTAATTCAAATTGGTTGTTAACTAGAGTGAAGTCTTGATATGGGATTAAGATAATACAAAACTCAATCTCTCCAGTCTTGGAATTGTATTGAGGAAAAACATATCTAGGGTCTAGAGCAACTAGTTTCACATCAGTAGGCTTTCCAGTTTGCTCTTCAGCATCATCATCGTTGGAAGGAAGCCATTGAGGATAAATAAACCAATCACCAAAAATACCGCCAAAATCGGCAACAGAATTGGTAATTTTCTTTATGCTGTTGGCTTTCCATACATTATTAACCCACTCATCAATGCCATCATTTTTTTGTTCTTCTGTGAAAGCCATAGTCCAAGCATTTCTAAAAGCAAATCTTCGCAATTTCTTAACAAAAGTCTTTGAATAGTTAATAGTAACTTGGTCAAATCCTTCTGGTGCAGTCTGAGTCCAATGTTTACCATCATAAAAATCCCAACAATTTTGATATTTAGTTACACGCTCAGAATGGTCAGGCCCAAAGTTAAAAACCTGTGCAAAGAATGTGCTTGAATATGTTTGTGATTCAAAGTTTCCAGGTAGTGCGAATGTCAATTATTCACCCCCTTTCACGTCTTTCTTGGCCTAGAATAATTTCTTCCAAATATTTGTTCTACGTTATCCCTGGATGCTAAAAAGAAATCATTAAATGTTTCTTCTATTTCTGGCATAACTTCGAAGTAAGTTCCAAAGATAGCAAGCATCAAAGAATCGCAAAAGTCATCATGACCTTTATCGGCATCTACAGGTTTCGGGCTTAAAAACTTGCCACTGTAATGCTTCTTCAAAGTTGTCATTTGATGCTCAAACTTTTTGAACCGACCAGTATTTCTAACTTGTATATGGGCTGGGATAACCACTCTTCCATTATTAATCTCTTGTAGAGTATATTTATAACCAATATCCTTTGAGCTAGGACTAAATATAAATGGCACCACACTAACTTTCGGCATCATTACTGCTAATCGTTCTCTTACCGGGTCGCCTACTCCAGTAGAATCACACACTAATGTATCAATCCAGTAATTTTCTAAGAAAGCAACAATTTTAGGATACTGTTCTTCCCATTCATCTCCTTCAAATTCAATAAAATCAAGAACTTGTTTAGGCATATTTCCTTCATCATCTGTTTCTTCCCAAAATGGCCTTATTACAGTCACAACAGTAGAGTTTTGTGCTTTTCCTAAGTCTAATCCTGCAACACATGGAGTTTCTTTCCATTCTTTAACAAACTTCAATGACTTATTATAAGCTTTCTCTTCTAGCTGTGTTTTAGTGAATACCATACCCTTAGTAATAGGCCAAATAAGTCTATAGGCCATTTTAAATTCATCAGAATCAAAACCTAGTCTCTTTATTTCTTTTTGAATATATTTCTTATAATACTGATTATACTTCTGTGCTATTGAATAGTCAACCTCAAAATGCATTTGTTTTGAAGAGGGATTTTTTAAATCGTATGCTTTATTTTGTTCTATAGTATCATAGAAATAACCAATATAAACATCAGGAGTTCCAGTAGTAACAACCGTAGCGTTAACAGCAGCACCCATAGGCAAAATAGATTTTTTGATTTTAAATGACTCCATATCTTGACATTCATCAAGAATTATAAGATGATAGGTTTTAGACTCTACTTTAGCTCGTCTACTTCCAGACTGATATCTTACAAAGGATTTGTTTCTAAGTTTTATAAGGTTTCCTCTTGCACCACCCTGAGCAGGGATTGGCATTTTTAATTCTTCTATAAACATTCTTTTGCTAGCGTCAGTTGTAAAAACTGAGTATATTCTATCGAACATAGTTATGGCCTGTTCTCCAACAGGTCCAAAACAACCAGCCCAAAATCCTTTAGAGAAAAGACCAAAATTATCAGGGAATTTTTCTGCTAGAGTAGGAAGAACAATCATACACGCAGCCGTAACCATCGCAACCACTTGTGTCTTACCGCTGTTATGAAGTTTCATTCCAGAAGCTAAAAACCAGCCTTTATCTGGAACATTTATATCCCAAACAGGAGTAGTTCCCATATAGGTTTTAACTGAATGTACTCTAGCATAAGTAAGTTCTTCTCCGTCTTCTCCGGTAAAGGTCTTAGGAATTCTGACTCTATACCTATAAAATGGTGGGAAAAATTCTTCTGGAAGAAGCCCTTCAAATAACTCTTTAAATCTAGTATAGTTAGTGGCGCATTGAAATACAAGAACCCAACCAATCCATATTTCTAAATTACCATGAAGACCTAGCTTATTAAGATGCTCTTTATAGAATTCTAATCTAAATGTTTCAGTATCCTTTAGGATAACTTTAATAGTGTTTGGTTTCTTATAAGTTTTTCCATTAATCAAAAAAATAGGATAAAAAAATCTTATTAGCTGGTCTTTTGTGAAGAAATTAATTCCTTCTGGAATTCCATATTGGTTGTATTTTATGATGTATTTTAGAAATGATTTTAGATTTCCTTTTATATGAAATGTCAAACTCGTTTTTCTTTTTACCATCGGTGTATCGGGGAAAAATTTAAGTAGTAACTCATGAACTCTTGCATGACCTTCAGTTATTTTTATCTCATCAGTGTGCTTTATACTAACAGTAAGCCAACCAACAAGTTCAGCTAAATCATCACTCATAGTGAATGATTTATTTTCATAAGGAATTTTGCCGTCACCAAACTTTTCCCAGCGGTCAAGAACTGCTACTTTTGTATTTTTTTCTACACATTGAGCAGGCATCCAACCTTGGTCAGTAGCAATAGGATGGTCTTCTGTACAGTGTATTACATGACCACCTAGAGTTTTTATTTCATACATTAAAGCAAAGTCTTTAGTTTTCCAAGCATCAGGATGTTTCTCAATAAACAAAACTTTTCCATCACGGTCCATGATGAAAGTTTTGCCAGCAATACACTGGCGAGAAAAAAGAGCGGAAAGGGTTGCACCCTCATTTGTGATAATGCTTTGAACTAGACGACGAGCAAATGGAGCTTGATATGGGTAGAATTTAGTTTCTCCCATATACTGAGCAAGGTCAACTATTTTGTCAACTATCTTCTCTTCTATATCAGAAGATAGTTTAACTACTGTCTGTTCGTTGTGAGTTTCTACTCCCATCTTTCCCCATATTCCTTAACGTTTCTATAAACATTTTCTTCGCCTCTGCCTTAGCTAAGTTCATTAAATCTTCGTCAAAAATCCATAGATAGCCACAAATGACACATTTATTAACAGGCATCTTCTCTTTATATCGGCTAATTATGAATGTTCTATAATGGCTTTTATGGCATCTTGGGCATTCTTTTTTCATTAGTTATCAATCCTTCTTACATTAATTTTAGCTTCTTTAAGTAATTCAAGTGATGCTGCGAACTGGTCTTCATGTTCATCAAATGCGGTAACAACCTCTTTAATGCCTGCATTAATAATAAGTCTAGCACACATTAAGCACGGCATTCCAGTTATATACATAGTAGCTCCATTAATAGCTATTCCATGTTTAGCAGCCTGCGTTATGGCGTTGGCTTCAGCGTGTACTGACCTACAAAGTTCATACATTGTTCCATGAGGAATATTATGCTCTTCTCTGAAACAAGTATCACAATGAGTAATTTTAGATGGTGTGCCGTTATAACCAGTACTAAGAATTTGTCTATCTTTTACAATTACAGCCCCATGTTGTTTTCTCAGACAAGTTGAGCGACTAGAAACCAAGACAGCAATATCAATAAAATAATCATCCCAAGACGGTCTTTCCATTTTTAGCTCCAATCTATGCAATTATCGCATAGTTTATTTTCTTTTTCAGGCCATTCAGTCCAATAGAATCTAACTCTCTGTAGACATTTATCACATTGAATCCAGCATTCATGTCTTTCAGCAGTTTTCATTCTAAACCAACCAACTCCTTTATTATCAATAGCGGTGGAATCATTTACTTTTTTTAACTCCATTAATATTACTCCTTTATAACACACTCAAATATTTTTTAGCACACTCTGTATAAGAATTTTCTCTTATATACACAAGATGTAAAACGTCTATTAATGTTGCTTGTAATTGGGCTTTATGGCTAATAGTGTCTGTTCTAACCTTATGTACAAAGTTAGGAGCATCCTTAAACCACCCAACATCATTAACAATTACTGGCCTCATGGAACTAATAGCTGTTCGTAGTGCCGAGCTTTGACCTTCAATGCCTACTTCATTATACCATAAAACAATAGCGTCTGCGTCATTCATTTTTTGGAAGAGAATATCTTCTCGTATCCATCCATCTTTTCTAGCATCATGCTTTTCAAAAGCAATATCAAGTTCTTCACAAGCTTTTTTAATAAACTCATAATCGTTTCTATCTCCCATACCAAATGAAAAAACTGTAGGTTGCAATTCAATAGTTGGAAATGGAATATAAACATCTCCTTCTGCTCTACTGAACTTTTTTGTCATATCTATATTATGTACGATTCTATTATTAAAATCTTGTAAATTGTGTTTCTTATTAATAGAGGAATCGTGCTGTACTAGTACTTTTTTACACTTTATGCCTTGTAAAAATTCGTTAAATCCTTTTGGTTCATATAAACTTGACTGGTACTGTACAAAAATACCATCTAACGGACCAACAGCATTTTCAAAGTAATTCATCATGTCTAAAGCTTTTTGAACTTCGAAAGAAGGATTCTGATTCCACCACTGTACTCCAAAAACTTTGGCTTCTACAAAAGCGGAACCTGATTTTATACTTTCACCATCAACTATGTTATTTAAAACCAGAACATTATGTTTTTCTTTTCTAAGCTCTTCTACTATATTTCTAGAATATTCAGCAATACCACAAGCTGAATTCCAAGTAGTCAAAATAGCTATATTCATCTTTATCTCTTTACGAATGGAAGGTTAAAACATTGAAATCCAGATGCACCTTTATGACCTCCACCACCATACTTCTTAGAAATTTCAGAAGTATCAACAGTCTGTGAATAAAGACTTACAGCCCATTTATCCCCATTCCAATAAAAAGGAACTAATATATCATAATCTTTTTCCAAACTATCAAAGAACTGACTATTACATCTAGGAAGATTAACAGCATAACATGAATAGCCTTCAAATTCAGTTTCAAAGCCAACTTCCATTACGGATTTTGCCCAGCCATCACGATATTTTATCATTTCTTTACCGGCTTCTATTAACTCACATTCATAACCAGTAGCTTCTTCAGTACCATAGAATCTATTCCATTCTTCTGACCAAGGTTCAAAATTATGAGCAGTGAAAGCTATCTGAAATAGCTTAGTATCTTCTCCGTACTCAAACTTCCATACATCATAATCAGCAATTAATTTAGTAAATAGTGGAGCTTCTTTAGTCATTAATTGTTCATTAAATGAAATTACTGAACCATCAGGTTGTTCCATATGCTTAGTATAACAGTATGTTAACATACAGCCAGCTATACCATCTACCCTAAGCCCTGGAATATCAAATTCAAATCCATGATATTTGTCTATTGCAGTTTTATGGTGGTCAATCCACGTAACATTAGAAGTTAAACCTAAGAGAATTCTCATGTCAGAAGGCTCTATGGAATAATCTACCAACCATACTTCTTCTTCCGGCTTAATAATATCAAAAGGAAATGGCTTTCCATAATCACTTTTTATGTAATCTTCTGTGTTGTTAGTTACATAAGAAGACCATATCCAAAAACCTGAACACACACCATCTGCATCACTATGATAAAAGCACTTCATTTAGTCTCCAATACTATTCTAGAATTATTTGCTTTCCTGGCTAAATTGGTAGAAGATTGAATCTTCTCTCCACCTATACCAAAAACCATTGTTATACCACATTGCTCACAAAGGTCATACTCTGGAACGTTGGTTTCTTTTCTATCTCCACCGTTACAAAAAATTAAATCAAATTTTAATTCATCTCCATAGAATTTGGCTAATTTTTCTAGCTCTTTACACACTGACATATCGGCAGGATTTTCTTCATGCTCTGTAAGAAATACATAGTCTACACAGTTTAATGATTCTAAAATCTCTTTTCTTTCTTGTTCTGGCATGAAAATAAAGCCTTTTTTAGCCATTAACCAATTGTCATTATTTAAAATAACCCAAAGCTCACTCCCAAACTTTCTAGCCTCTTTAAATAAACGAACATGCCCAATATGAACAGGGTCAAAACCACCAGAAACTATTGCTATTTTAGGCCATCCCATTATCCCTCCCTTTCAAAAACTAAGTCATATATGTCATAGTGTGCGTGTTGATATTCATCAACTAGTTTAAACCCTCTAGAATTTAGAAACTCTACTACAGCCTCATAAGTTCTTTCTCCAACATAGCGTGAAGATTTACTAACCTCACATATTATAACATCAAATCCTAGTAAATTACCAGTCTCTAATACATCTATAGTGGCTCCCTGAACATCTAAGATTAGAATATTATAGCCCTCTTCTATATCAGACAATAGCTTGTGGTTTACTACGATTTTATCTTTCAGTTTATGTTCTATTGGAGGTAAAATAGACGATGCATTAGTTCCTGCCACATAAAAAGTTTCTGACGTACTTATAGCTGCTTGAATAACATCATAGCCTTTTCCCCGCATAACAGCTACGCAATGTTCTAATGGTTCTACATAAGTAAAATCCAATCCATGTTCTTTATAAAATTCTCCTTCTTCTCCCATATAGCCGCCTATATGAAGAATTCTTCCAGATAACTTAGATACATAAGAAGGAAAAACTTTATCTATGCTCATTATAAACCTCTAACCAGTGATTATAATGCTCTGGAGTATCAAAATCATCAGTTAAGTCTGCTATTTCTACATAATGAGAATTTCCATATAGCTCATGTCTATTTATGGCAACTTCTCTAGCACCACTCATATACCTGTATATTTCCCAGGCTCCAGCATTTCCTTTTCCTAGCTCTTTTCTTACCCACACATTTAAAATAGCCTCTCCAAATTTCCAAAAACCACTTTCTCCACAAATTCTAACACCATAGATTTCTCCACCATGACCAGTTAACGGAGAAACAGAAAATTGCCCAAAAAAACAAAACTCATCTACAGGAGTATTAACAATGGTCTTCATAGCTTCTTTAGTATAAAAAACATCGCCATAGACAAACAATGTTTCATCAGTATTCCATATAGGTTTCGCAGCATAGAACTTATCAAAATTTATTTCAGGCTCAAATCTTTTGGCTCCTTCTACTTCATGCTCTTTTCTATGAGAAGTTATCCAGATATCTTCAATACTATTTTCATGAAGTAGGCGCACCGTTCTATGTAAAATAGGTTCTCCATCTACCTCTACTAATTGCTTGGTTTTGTCTTCTCCCCAAAGTTGGTTCTGAATCTGGTTATACCAACGTCTTGCTCTGCCATCTGCCATTATAATACTTCTCATTTAGATACCTTCGCATTCAAGGTTCCATGTATTTTTTCTAGGGAAGCAATTTTAAATCCTGCCTCTACTAAAGCTTTTCTTAAAGTTTTAGAAGTGAATCCCCATACATGGGTATTTTCTACATAATCTTGTTCTCCAAAAGCTCGTCTTATGCCTTCTTCATCTTTACCATTAATAATAAGATAAGCAATATCTTCCATATCTGGTACTATAATTTCAAGTACTCCATTAGGTTTCAATACTTGATACCAGCTTCTTAAAGTTCCAGCTTGCATGTTTTTAGGAATATGCTCTAACACCATAGAAGCATAAAGCTCATCAAACACATCCAAGCCAAATTCAAAATCTAATTCCCATGCAGCTAAACAGAAATCAGCAATTCCAGGTCTTATATCAGAAGTTTCCCATTCTGGACCTAGCCTGCTATCTCCTGCACCTATTTCGAGTTTTCTTTCATCCATTGTGTTAGATATCCTATAGCTAGTTCATTTCTTATATGGCAATTATCTTCTTTAAATTCGTCTTCAGGCCACAAAGCATTTTCATTCTTCTTGAGTAAATTATCCCACTTAGTTTCCCAAATGTCAACAAAAGGAATTCCATATTCTAAGCAGAGGTCTGCTATATTGAAATTTAGCCCGTCTGTAAATTGTTGGCGAAGCTGTCTATCTGCATAATGTTCATAATCATAAATATTCTCTTGAGTACCTTGTGGTGGGATAGCCATTACATTAATTAATCTATCATATTTTAATGTGTTGATGTATCTGACATAAGTATAGGCTGTAATGTCAGTAAAAAATCCTATAGGAGCTACGGCAGACTGTTTAAAAGACTTATAGATATGAATCCTAGAATCTATTTCTCCAAAACAGAAATAGATTTCATCCGTCTTTGGCACCTTACTTAATACTTCTTGGACAACATCATTTTTCTTCCACAGATTAAAAGCCGTAGCAGCGCCTAACCACCAAGTAGTAATCCAATCTGGACCACTAAAACACCCAGCATGACTATCCCCTATGATGTGGATTGACATAACCTCTCCTTAAATTCTTTTTCTGTCTTTGTTAGTTTAGCTAAGTTACAATCACTACAAGATAAGCACAAGTTTTCTTTTGTGTCACTACCGCCACGACTCAATGGAATTTTATGTTCGATGTGATATCCTCCTGATATATCACACCCACAGTAATAACAACGCGCTTGCTGTTCTTCGTATAAAGAAAAAATATCTTCTGTTGTATGGTGGTCAGTAAGACCATATAAAATTGCTCTGCGTTTGGCAGATTTTATTCTCTCTTTAAGCCTATAGTGTTCTATATTATTTTTCCTATACTCTCTAAACCTATCTCTGTTTTCTTTAGCCCATCTGTACATATAAACATAATATTTTTCTTTATTAACTTCAAACCTATTTTTATTGGTTTGAAGTTCTCTTTCTTTATTTTTGATATAGTAGTCTTTTCTATAATCAGAAAAACAAGATTTACAAGTATGCCTATAGTTTTTTCCACTATTACAGACAGGGAAAAATTCAGAAGTTAGTGGTAGTTGTGCTCCACATTTTTTGCATACTCTATGAATCATAGCGCATCCTCTTTATGTGTTTGCCATTTTCTTTGATACACACCAGCATTATGAATTTGTTCTGCTGAAGTATCTCTTCTCTCTCGGGTTGCCATTCCCTTATGCCATACCTTAGAACGAGGAACAATCACAACTCTTAATCCCTCTTGTTTAATTCTATTGTTTAAATCCCAATCTTCATAGCCACCTATACCTATAAAAGCTTCATCAAACAGACCTATTTTAAAAAGTATACCCCTCTTTATGATATAAGCTTGTTCCTGACCATCAAGAAACTCTTCTGTCGCAGGCCATCCATCTCTAATATTATACGAACATACTTTTCCTATTTCTGGATGGGCTTCTAAGGCTAGAACCAATTCAGATAACCAATATGGTTCAAAAATCATATCGGGATGAATCCACCCAATAAAATCACACTCTTGTCTAGACATTAAGTGTTGAAAACCAACATTCATTGTTCTGGTAAGAGATTCAAGACCTTTCCAATGCTTAATTAAAATATCAGTGAAGAACGTGTTTGATAGATACATTTTTTGTTGCCAATCTAACAACACATCATAACTACCATCTGTGGACCCTAAATCAATAATATACAAAGTTGTAGGATAATCAATGGTTTTAGAAAGACTATCCAGCATTTTTTGAAGGTTTTCTTTATCATTATGAACTAGCAACAATAATCCTACGTGTTTATCGCTCATTTTATACCTCGGTATCTCTCTTACTAGAAAAGGGGTAACATCACTGAATAATGTGTTCAATACATCCTTAGCAACTGCGGGATGCTCCCCCCTAAAGTTTTGACATACTGATATTCTATCATTCAAAATAGTATAAGGATTAACACCATGATACCATGTTGGTCTGCCATCTATCTCTACATAAAGTTGCCAACGTTTAAAAACTTCTTCTTGTCCTCTACAATAACCATAATGAAAATATTTAATATCATGCACTTTTTGAGTTCTTCCTGTGAGTTTGGGAACTTCATGAACTCCATTTATCCAGCTAAAACTATTGGTTCTCATCAATATAGCTTTAGGTTCAATATACTGATATAACCAAGGATACACCATAAAATGATAGAAAGCAATTTCTATATTATTGAAACGGTCATCCTTAGTTAACATTCGTAATTTATCTATATCATTTTCATGTATAACTTCATCTGCATCTAATCTAAGAACCCACTCACTTTCAGTATTAGTTCTAGCTAATTCTCTAGCTTCTGAGAAGGAAAAATCTTTATCTTCCCCTCTAGGCATATTAATAATTTTTAATT